TTCTTACCAACTTTAAAACCTGTCTTAGCTGCTTGTATTCCTCGTACTATAGGCACAGCTAATCGTAATGCTCCTCCTGGTAAAAAATAACTTCCAACTTCCGCTGCTGTTTTAACACCACTTAGAGTCTTTTTTTGAGTATCACTAAGAGAATCATATTTTTTCTTTCTTATTTTACTTCTAACTTTAGGATCTAATTTAAAGTAAGCATCTACTTTATCCATACGTCCTTCTGTAGTACTTTTTCTATCAGGCTTTAATTTAAATAAAGGTTTTTTATCTTTCTCGTCAGCCATAGCTAATCCCCCGTTTGACCGTAGTTGCCTATAGTCTTAATACTATCTACTTTAAAAGATGTACTGTTTACATACTTCTCATCACTTACAGCTTCTATCGGTCCTTGTACACTTGGTCCTTTACGAGCAGCACCGAAGCCCTGTCCTGTTGGTCTACCAAGTACCTTATCCAAATCTACTGGAGTAGGAATTTGTGCTATCGGTCCTCTCATGATTTCTTTCCTTTCTTCTTAAATTTTTTTAAAAGTTTAGCAAATATTGCTCTCTTCTTTAGTTTTTTATTTTTAGACTTAGCAGCTTTATTTAACTTAGAAGCTGAGATAGTCTCTCCTTTTTTAACATTTAAAGACTTACGTAATGCTCCGGGTTTCTTAATGGCTTTCTTTATATTAAGTTTACCGCCTCTTTTACGTTTAACATTAGGTTTCATAATTTCTTGACTAACGCTTGATCGACTAACCATTAACTATCATACTTATATAGATAATCAACTACATCTTGACTACCTAGTCCACCACCTATAACTCCACCCATGTTACGATTTTTAATTTTACCACCATATTTTTTAGACTGTTTTTTTATTTGTTTATTTTTAGCTTCAGGTGATAAAGGTTTTTCTGGTTTAGGTGTAAATTTAACTTTAGGTTTGTTACCTCCTGTAATGTTTTTAATTACAGATGATGCTTTATTTATAGTTTTTTGTTTTGCTGGTGTTATTTTTTTAGGAACAGGATTTACACGTACTCCTGTTTGGCCTTTACGATATACCATATCTTGAATTTCTTTATTTGTAAGATTATCAGGTGAACCATCTTTAGGATTAACGAATTTTTTTTTCATCAAAATATAAGCCTTATGTTCTTGATTTTCACTTAAAGTATTAGATGCAGAACCACCACCAGTTCCTTGTGAAAACATTTTGTTAAATCTTTTTAATTCATTTTTTGTTACAGAAGGATGATAAGAATTAAGATACAGCTTACCATCAGAATTTCTTGATCCTTTTCTAGTTACCAATGCTCGCATATCAGGAACAATATGTTTATTTCTCATTCTTCGTATTTCCTCAGTAGTAGTTACTTTTCCCTTTCTACTGGGCATTTTTATTTTTTTATCGGTCATTAACTTGCTCCTTGTACTACTGGATCAGGCGCACCAGCAGGAGATGCAGCTACAGCCATATCATCTTGTCGAGTCCTTCTCGCTTGATTGCGTAATGTTGCTATTGCAGTTTGATATTCCCCTTGCCATACTGGAAGGGTAGTCCAATCTTTCATATACATTGTTGACTCTACCATGCATCCTGCAAAGAGAGCGGTATAACAATACTCACTAAAGTAATTACTTATAGTTACACTTGTACCTGTAGCAGAAGCTAAAGCAAGTGGCAATGACTGTGTTTGTATCTCAACTGTAAGTGCTGAAACTGGGGTAGGTACTATTTTTATACTTGAGTTGTTACGCCTTGCGTAATATCTAGGCGTTCCTGTAGATGCACTTACAGGCCAGTAGTCATTCACATACTCTACTGTCCTTTGAAGAAGGCTTGTAACTGTTGTCCCTGTGCTTACTTTATAGTTTAAAGATACAGTTCCTGCATTACCAGCCGACACAGAAATATTAGTATACTCTGTTAAGCCAGCATCATCAAGATCTTTAACCATACGTAGTTCTGTCTTATATACTATAGCAGACACCTGAGTAGCAAACTCCGTAGAGCCGTTCTCAGTCGTATTGATTAGGTCTGTCTTTAAGTAAGAGTAATTCGGCATACTAACCTACATATAAAGTAATGTGGGGAAGCATAGCTCCAGTACCTGAAGTGCTACACGAAACTACACCGTAAGCAGGTACTCCTAATTCTCCTATATACATATCATTAGAATCTAAAGCTCCTACACGATAACGTATAGCTGATCCTTTTGCAGTTTTATTTGTGATCTGTCTTGCACCAGTAATGTCTATACCACCTGCTAGTGTAGAGTAGGTATGTATAGCTAAGAGTCTTGTTACTGTTGGACTGCCAAGTGAGTTACCATCTACATCTTCATTGTTATTACCTAAAGTTAGGTTAGTATCTACATATTTAAATACAGTTTTAACATCTCCGTTAATACTTGCATTAGTAGCTACTTTAATATTTGTACTCATATCTTCTCCTTATAATAATGAGGGAAAGGGTATTACCTCTCCCCCATATATTAATTAACCTGCGCTACCGAAGTAACCACGCCAATCAGAAACACCAAAGCTATAACGCTCCCGTGCTTTGAAACGAAGATTGCCTGTATCGAAGTCAGGCTCCATCTTAGTCTGAAGTGGAGTACGGTTAAACATCTTAGCACCATTAGGTACATCAGTCTTGACAAAGTAAGAGTCAGTGTCTGTGAACCTACGGTTGATGAAGTAACCATTTGGTAACATACCAAGGTGACGAATGGCATTGATCGCATTCGTATTTGGGTTAGCCGCTAGTTCACTCGTCTGAGTGTTACCGGGACTAGACATAATACGATCTGCAATTGCCCATGAATCAACTGGGATATGTAGGCTTTCTGCACTTGCACCAATTAAGATACCACGATCATCAGAGATTTTTTGGATGTTCGTGAGAATGGTTTCAAGTGTAGCTTCGGATAGATCAGCAGCAGCAGCTAAGTTGCTTTGACCTCCAGCAGCTATGGTTGGGTGTGCAGCAGAGAAGAAAGGCTGACCATCACCAATAGTGGTAGCGAAACCATTATTGAATAGGTTAGCAGCTTTTACCTGCTTAGTGTTAGCCATTGCACGAGCAAGACCTCTAGCACGAAGCTTGGCAAACGTATCATATAGATTGTCTTCCATTGCTTCTTCTGTGATGGCGAATGCCAATGCTACAGTCTCAGCCGTATAACGGGCTACATAACTCTCTTGTGCGTCATCATAACTGACAGCAGCACCTTCACCTTTAGTTGGCGCAGAGCCAAATCCAGTGAATAGTACTTCTTCTTCAAAAGCACGATCTGAGTTTTCGGTTTCATAAAGAGGCTCATGTTCGTTATTAACCTCCCCATACTCAAGTCCAAACACAGCATTTAAGCCGGGTAGGAGTTCTTTGCTAATACTAGCTCTATTTATAGCCATTGTAAATCCTCCTTACTAAGCACTAGATGCTGTTGCCGTGACATAATTATCACGGTGGGTGTTAAGATAAACTTCCACGATTGGATATGCGTCAGTACCATTTTCGTCAGGTAATTGCGCCCTACCGATAACCCTTGCAGCAAGTTCTGTCTCTGCACCTGAAGAAGCCATTAGGTAGTAACTGGATTGACCAGTTGTGGTATTGCCTGAAGATGCTGTTGAACTAACTGTAACATTGTAGTTTTTTACAATTAGAGTTTCAGCAGCCGAAAGTGTTAGTGAACATTGAATATGATAAGTTTGATCGGGATTAGTAATCACGAAAAACTTAATATCTGAGGCACTAGTTCCACCCGTCCAATAACGTGAGAACTTCTGTTCTCCATTTTCAACATACTGGCAGCCCATGAATATTCCAGAAGGTTTCAAAGTTGCAGCAATAAAAGGACTTATTGTTGCAAAGTTTGCACCCGGAAGTACTACTGGATCTCCAGTAAAAATGTTGTTAGTTGGCGTTCCTGCAAGGCCAGTAGATGACCATGCAATCATATCAGTGACTGCTTCATTATTGTAGCCGCCACCTTTCATACGAGCAGGAGTAAAGCCACGAAATGCTTTAGTAGTAGACATATGTTTCTCCTAAGTTATAAAAGAAAAGCTTAATCTTGAAAAGACGGTTGCCTTCCTTTTGTTATTACTGATTTACTTGAATTTGTAATCGGCATACGAGAGTTATTGCCCTTCATGAGTTGTGCATTTACTGCATCCATCATTTCATTTGACTTATTCTCATAATGCTTCCTTCTAGCCTTTACCTTTCCTGCTGGCATCTTTGCCAACGCTAAGTCTCCACGACAGACTGTGCCAGTGTAACGGCCTTCTTTCCTTACGAAGGATGTAATTGCAAGTTCAGGAACCTCATCAGGAGTGACAAATACCCAACCCTGTTGTTGTTTCTTGCCTATATTAGAGATATCATCTTGGCCTTTTACAGATATGCGTAACCATCGTAATGACATTCCGTCATTGTCAAATCTCGCTTCTACCTCTTCGGGTATTTTGAGGGCATCCGTCTCCTCGAAGGTCCATTCTTCTTCTCTTGTATTTGCTTCTCTACTTGTATTACTACGTACTTCATTTCGTGTAGTCATTCTTTTTCTCCCACGTTAGTTTATATTTGTGTAACCGTCTGAGTTATCAACTTTTAATTTCTCAGCGGCATATCTTTCAAGCGGTATATCCCATTTCTGTGCTAGTCGAACATCTTCTTTTGATAGCTTGACTTTCTTAGAATTGGTTGGGGATGAACGTGACCCCCCCGATACTACTTGAGCAGGTGTTGCTATAGTTTCCTGCACACGGTTTTGATCTTCTCC